AGTTGAAGGTTGGCGTGATCAAGAATGGCATTTTGTTTCCTCGTGAGGTTCGTCCTCCGCAGATTGTTTGGCACAAAAAGCTGAATGATGCTGGCGTTGCGACCGTGCTGTTGATTGGGGTGTATGATTTCACCATTGACGACTTCATTGCTTGCGCTGTCGATGGGCAATACATCCGGAACTGGAAACATGGCTACAAACATTACATCAAGTTTGATCCAACGGACAGCAGTCGGTTCAATCTTTTGTTTCCTGCTTGGTGCAAGGCGAGGATGATTATCTAGTCCTTTCCTTTTTCGAACTTTCGGCGCATAGTGCTGCTACGTTCCTCGATTGTCATTGATGGGGACAAGCAGTGACGAAAAAGCGCACCCACAATCGAAACTTTGTTTCGCGTGAGATCGATCACGAGGTGTTTGAGGATATTCTCTTCCGCATGATGAATGGCGAATCGATCACAGCGATTTGCAAAGAGGAAACTCAGCCACATTACTCGGTTTTTATGAAATGGGTTCAAAGCGACCAGGACCTATTCGACTCGTACGCGCGAGCGCGAGCGATGCAATCGGATTACTTCTTTGATCAAATGGTCGAGATTGCCGACAGCGATCCGGATCTTCAACGAGCAAAGCTCCGCATCGACGCACGCCAATGGCATGTTGGCAAGATCTCCCCGAAAAAGTATGGCAACAAGCTGCTCACGCAGCTGGATGCAAACATCTCGCATTCGGTCAAGCCGGACCTTTCGCAACTGTCCCATGAGGCTCGCGAGGAACTCCGCACGCTCCTGATCGAGCAGATGCGCCGCGCTCCGACCACCATCGAAGGTCGCGTCGTTGAGGTGGATGAATGAACGTCCGTCAGGATATTGATTCTCTCCTGCGGAACTTCAGCAGCGAGGCGCTGCTCGACGAAGCAAATCGCGTCAACTACGAAGAGGATTTCTATTCCTTCTTCAAGGGCGGTTGGCGCTATTTCGATCCTTCACCGTTCATGGATGGCATGGCGCTCGAGGCTGTCGCATATCACCTCGAGGCAGTCATTCATGGCGACATCAAGCGGCTGATCGTCAACATCCCGCCGCGCATGTCCAAAAGCTCGCTGACGTCCGTCGCGCTGCCAGCATGGACATGGGCTCGCAGATGGGAGAGTCCCACCAGTGGTCCTGGCGTCCAGTTCCTCCATGCGTCCTACAGCCAGAGCCTGTCGCTGCGTGACTCGGTGAAGTGTCGCCGACTTATCGAATCGCCTTGGTACAAGAAATATTGGGGCGATCGTTTCCGGCTCACATCCGACCAGAACACCAAAACGCGATTCGACAATGATCGAGCTGGCTCCCGCCTTTGCACCTCCGTCGGCTCGACGCTGACTGGTGAAGGCGGCAACATCATCATCGTCGACGATCCCAACGCAGCGCAAGAGGCATTCAGCGAGGCGACCATCCACACCACCATTGAGTGGTGGGACACTGCGTTGAGCACCCGCCTCAACAACGCTCGCGATGGTGCATTCATCATCATCCAGCAGCGCCTCGCTGAGGACGACCTGACCGGCCACATCCTGAGCAAAGACGTGGGCGATTGGACGCACCTGATGCTGCCAATGCGCTACGAGATGGAGCGCCACACGCACACCGTCATTGGCTGGCACGATCCGCGTGGCGTGAGCGACGAAGGCGTTCCGTTGGTGACCATCCTGCCGGACGGCATGCGCGTCCCGGCGTCGGCTGAGGCAGCAGAGATCCTCCGCGAGCGGGAGGGCGAGCTCCTCTGGCCTGAGCGATTCGGCGAGACTGAGGTCGCCCAGCTCGAGCGGACGCTTGGTCCGTTCGCCGCCGCTGGCCAGTTGCAGCAGCGCCCAGAGGTCAAGGGCGGTGGCATCATCAAGCGTGACTGGTGGCAGGTCTGGGAAAACGAGAACAACGAATTCCCGCTGTGTGATTACATCGTTGGGTCGCTCGACACCTCGTACACCGAAAAGCAGGAGAACGATCCGTCGGCCATGACCGTTTGGGGAGTGTTCTCCGGCGACGGCGCATCGTACGTGAACAACATCGCGAGCGACCGCAAAGGTCTGATCAACATTGCCGACAACGCTCAACGGTTCGATGAGGCGGCGCAGGTCAAATTCCAGATGGCCTCAAGCCATTACTCAGCGCCCAAGGTCATCCTGCTTTACGCTTGGGAGGAATGGCTCGAGTTTCCTGAGCTCGTCGAGAAAGTCGGACAGACCGCTCGCAAATTCAAGCTCGATCGCCTGCTGATCGAAAACAAGGCGGCAGGTCATTCGGTCGCGCAGGAGATCCGCCGCCTGTTCAGCTCGTCTGACTTCGCCGTGCAGCTGGTCGATCCGAAAGGCGTCGACAAACGATCTCGCGTTTACGCCATTCAGCACATGTTCTCTGAGGGATTGATCTACGCACCCAACATGAAGTGGGCGGAAAAGGTCATTGTCCAGACTGGCATGTTCCCAAAGGCGAAGCATGACGACTTGACGGACACCGTGAGCATGGCACTCAGCCACCTGCGCACGACCGGCATGCTGCAGCGGTCCGAAGAGATCACGCATTCCGTCACTGAATCAATGCGCCATCAAGGTGCGCCTCCTGAACCTCTCTATCCGGTGTGATCATGCAACGTGTTCTGTGCCACGCGACGGTCGATCTTCGAGACGATGGAAAGTTTTCTGTTGACGTTGTCGGGAAAAAGCCCCACGATCAAACTCGAAACTATGTGATTGACGCGCCGAGCGAGAAGGATGCTGCGCTGTCCTGCATGGAGCGATTCGTGACAGAGATGCAAAAGCTCGACGCTGAAGGAACTGACCAATGCCAATGACTCCTGGCCTTGTGCCCAATCTGCGCCTTGACGATCAGGACGAGCAGCAACCTCCGCTCCCTGATATCCTCATCGAGATGCTGGGCGATGACCCGGACAAGCCGAAGATGGACGAAAGAGGCAACGTGCTCGAGATCGAGCACGGCGATGGATCCATCTCGATTAGCCTCGATGGCAAGCCGATCAACCCTGCCGCCAAGCGTGAGGACAAGAGCGATTGGTTCCGCAACCTCGCTGAGGAAATCCCCGAAACTGATCTCTATTCCATCGCCGACGAGCTGATTCGCGGCATCGATCAGGACCAGACATCGCGTCAGGATTGGGTCGATGAGCGGTCGAATGGCCTGCGCCTGCTCGGCTTGAAGGTCGAGATTCCCGGCATTGGCGGATCGGCTGACGGCGCTCCGGTCGAGGGCATGAGTCGCGTCCGCCATCCGTTGCTGCTTGAGGCTGTCCTCCGGTTTCAGGCCAATGCGCGGTCCGAGCTTTTGCCCACGGACGGTCCGGTCAAGATCCGGAACGACGACAACAACGCGACGCTGGAAGAGGATCAGCTGGGCAATGCCCTTGAGCAGGACATGAACCATTACCTGACCAGCACCGCCAAGGAATACTACCCCGACACCGATCGCATGTTGCTCATGCTCGGCTTCGGCGGCACTGCGTTCAAGAAGGTTTACTATTGCCCGCTCCGCAATCGCCCTGTCAGCGAGAGCGTCGATGCCGACGACCTGATCGTCAACAATGCGGCGACCGATCTGAGCAATGCGAAGCGTGTCACCCATCGCGTGATGATGCGTCCGTCGGTGGTCAAGCGCCTGCAGATCCTCGGCGTCTATCGCGACATCGAACTTTCGACGCCTGCACCCGCGAAGCTCGATTCCGTCCAGCGCGAGAAGAAGAGCCAGCAAGGCATTGCGATGGAGGATGTTGATCCCGACGATCGCGACCGCGAGATCTACGAGGTCTATTGCGAGCTGGACCTTCCGGGTTTTGAGCACAAGCTGCGTGGCAAAGAGACCGGCCTCGAGATTCCTTATCGCGTGACGATCGACCTTACGTCCAAAGAGGTTCTCTCGATTGTCCGAAACTACGACGAGGACACGAAGGATCTGCCTGAAGCCAAAGCAAATTTCGTCAAATACACGTTCGTTCCGGGCTTTGGGTTTTACGACATTGGCCTGCTGAACATCCTCGGCAACACGACCAATGCGATCACCGCTGCATGGCGTGAGTTGCTCGACGCTGGCATGTATGCCAACTTCCCTGGGTTCCTGTTCTCCGATCAGGGGTTGCGACAGAACACGAACATCTTCCGCGTTCCTCCGGGCGGCGGCGCATCGATCAAGACCGGTGGCATGGACATCCGTCAAGCGATCATGCCCTTGCCTTACAAAGAGCCTTCTGCTGCTTTGATGACGCTGGTCGCCAATATGGCCGATACCGGCATGCGGCTGGGCGGCACGAGCGAGCAGCAGGTGGGTGAGGGACGCGCCGACGCTCCGGTTGGCACGACTCTGGCCATGATCGAGCAGGCCACGAAGATCCTCAACTCCGTCCACAAACGCATGCACGCTGCTCAAGCGGAAGAGTTCCGCATGCTGATGGATTGTTTCAAGGACCATCCCGAAAGCTTCTGGCAGCGCAACAAGAAACCGGCGAAGCAGTGGGATCAGGACACTTTCTTGATGGCGCTTGAGAATTGCGATCTTGTGCCGCAGGCTGATCCGAACACCTCAAGCCATGCGCAGCGCGTCATGAAGATCATGGCGCTCAAGCAGCTGCAACAGCAGAACCCGACGATGTACGATCCGATTGCGATCGACACGGCGGCGCTGCAGGCTATTGGTTGGTCGAATCCGCAGCAATTCCTTGTTCCAGCTGAGGCGCAGGGCAAGATGCCTCCGGAGATGCAGCAGAAGATCGCAGAGCTGGCGATCAAGAAACAAGAGGCAGATGACAAAACCAAGCTCGCCGACGCAAAGGTGGCCGAGATCGCAGCAAACCTTCAACAGGGCGCACAAGGCGGGCAGGCAGGCGGCGTCGCGCCGTTTGACCCCATGAAACTGGCCGAGCTTCAACTCAAGCAGATGGAGTTGAGGGAAAAGTCCAAGGATTCTGAGCTCGAGGCGATGAACCGCAAGCGTGATCGCGAGAGCCATGAGCGCCTCGCAGCGATCAAGTTCGCTGAGGCAATGGCCAAGAACCCGCAGGGCATCCCGATTGCTGATGCGATCATTCAGCCTGGCATGATCCAGCGCCTTGAAGAGAACGAAGAGCCCATGAACGTCGGGCAACCCGGACAGATCCTGAAACCGATCGAGTGACGCCATGAAGCGCAACGCCATTCGCCTAGCACAGGAAGTTCTCCGCGACCGTCGCAAACGTGCTGACGGCGGCACCGACGAATGGCAGTCGACTGGCAGGCTGATTAACGAAGACGATTCGATCAACTGGGGCAATCCGGAGGTTGTCTCCGACTTTTTCCGCGCCGACAAAGAGGATCTCCGTCGTCGGAGGGAAGCCGAGCGCGATGTTGGCGGCGGCGATGCGCCTCCGAGCGCTCCAAAGGTTTCTGAAGGCCGACAGATGGCCGAGCCTAGGGTTTCCCCGCCCAAGCAGGAAGTTGCCGACGGAGACGCTCCTCCAGAGCCTGACACGTTCCGCATGCCAGCGCAAAATGTCCCGGTCATGGCCGGGGCGACACCGCCGCTTTCGAGTGATTTGGATCGCGGTCCGCTTCCTCCCGCAATGCAGGCTGTCGCGAATCGCTATTCGCCTCCGGAATACAAAGAGGCATTGACGGACGAGCAGCGTCAGGCGCTGGCGCTTGAGCAATGGAAAGCGGCTGGTCGCAGCGGAACCCCGGACAATCCGAATCCTGCCCCGCCGCCTGCCTCTGCGCCTGCGCCGATCGTTCAAGCGTCTTTAACGACAGCAACTCCTCAGCAGACCGCGACCGACGCAAACCGTCAGCCGCTGCGTTTTGCTCCGACGGAAGGAGCGGAAAAGCCTGCGCCTGCCGCCGCACCGACTTCTGCGATCCTTGCAGCGATCCGCTCCAATGAGAGCCGCAACAAGCCGACTGCGCAGAACCCGCGCTCGTCTGCCGGGGGATTGTACCAGTTCCTCGACAGCACATGGGGCAATGTTTTGCGCCGCATGGACCCGCAGCAATATGGTGGCTACAGCGATCGGCAACTTCGCAGTTTGAAGACAGACCCGAGGTACGTTGACCTTCAGCACGCTGCTGCCGATTTCATGCTGAACAAGGACATTGCGCCGAGGCTCGAGAAGGCGGGCATTCCGCTCACGCCGGGATCAGCCTACCTCAGCTGGTTCCAAGGACCGGCAGGCGCAATCAAAACCTACACCGCACCGGACAACGCGACGGTGTCGCAGGTGTTCCCGAGAACGGTCGCCGCCAACTCCAACATGCGATTCAATGGCAAGTCCTATGCCAATTGGACGATGTCCGACCTGCGCCAGTGGGCAGACACGAAAATGGCACAGCGGATGCAGCCTGCTCGCCAGCCGTTGCGTTTCGGTCCGGTTGAGGGCTATGAGGAGGGCGGTCGCGTCGGCTATGCCAATGAAGGCGCAGTCCGCGACCCGGACGATCCGCGTCAATGGCTCGAATTTGGCGGGCAGGAGATGGATAGGGCTCCGGCTGGTTTGCCTATCGGACAGGCTGTCGGGACGAGCACTGCTGGGCACATTGGCGCTCAACTCGCGGACGCAACGGAACTTGCTCACCAAGCAGCGACAAATCAGCTTCCGCCTGACTATTTTCACACAGATGAAGGAATCGAGCGCGCATTCAATGCGGCGTCGGCTCCAATGCTTGGCAGTTTCGCGCTAGCTCCTGTTGTTGGGCCAACAGTTAAGTCAGGCGAAACAGCTCTTTCCATGTTTGTCCCCGTTTTGAGGGATGATCCAGCTTTGGCCCTCGCAAAAGAGATGCTCGCAAAAGGCAAAAGCAAAGACGAAATCTGGCGTGAAGTTGGTATGCGTCCTGGTCCAGAGTCGCATTTTGGATCTTATGAGCTCGAATCGCCTGTTCCGGACAAATACGGTCGCTATCAGCGCGTCGGAGAGATGCCTGAAAACCCAGAGCCTCGCTGGTTCAAGGAAATTAGCGACGAAAATTTGAAACTTAGTCGCAAGCCGGAGGAAGACCAGCTGATCTGGCCGGGATCTGGCATAAACATGAAAAACGAAGCTTACTCCGTTGAGCATCCTGAATTGAAGGCGCAGTTCCCGGAGTTTGAACAACTGAATCGATCTGTTAATGTCAACCCTGTTCATATGAATCAGGGAGCATACTCGTCTTCTGGTGAATATTCTCCTGGGAAATTTGGCAAAAGTTTGCAAGTTTTTGCGGAAAATCCCGAGCAGGCGAGGTCCATTTCTGCGCATGAGCTGCAGCATTTTGTTGCGGATGTTGGCGGTCTCGAGCAGGGCAACAATCCGAGCAATCCTGATATAATCAATTTTTTCCACAGCATTCGCAATGAAGCAAAACAAACCTACGAATCAATTGCCAGCGAATTTTCGAAGTTCGTTGACGACAGTTACAAACAGGCGCTGAAAGAATTTAACATTCGACCAGACGCACCGCAAGCGATGGAATTGCACAACAAAGTTGCGGAAGAAGCACGCAAAATCTACTACGAAACAGAGCCTGAAAAAATGCAGGCTCTTGATCGGTCTCGTTATATCATCTCAAGGATAACAGACCCATACGATCTTTATCAGCACATGTACGGCGAGGCTCTTGCGCGTTCCACGCAGGAGCGTTTGCACATGACCCCTGAACAGCGCCGCGCAACGCCTCCGAAATTTAACTACCACAACGATGGCGACACGCTTATTCCTTACACGCCGATTCCAGAGAATCAGCTCTATTCAGAAAAAGATCTGATGGATTTTAAATTCAAAAGCTCTGGCGGACGCACAGGCGAATGCGAAGAATGTTCCGAAAAGAACTTAACTGACCGCGCAATGAACCTTTCCAAATTCGGCACTGACGCTGTCCAGACCGCCGTGAATCTTGCACGACAGCACCGGGGACGCCCGGAAAATCCTAGGAGCACATCATGAGTGAGATGGCCAAAGCTGCTCGTGCAGCGATGAAAAAGAAAGCCGAGAAAATGACGACCGCTGATCCGCATCAGAAGGTCGACTCGTCCACATGGACGCCTCCCGACGCATTGAACGCTGATGTCAAGACCGGCATGCGTCCGGTGAGCCGTCGCGCTTTCAAGAAGGGCGGCAAGGTCGAGGGCGATTGCGCCATGCCTCGTGCTGATCGCATGCCGCGCAAGGCCGGTGGCCGCAGCGAAGCTGTCGCCATTGCCAACGCAAAGGTCAATCGCAACGTCAAGGATGCGAATGAAGAGCGCGAAGGCGTCAAGCATGTTGGCGGCATGAAGA